TCTTGTAGTTCGCTTTTATTACCAATTCTTAAAAACAATTAGACACGCTCTAAGCTGAAATTACCTCAACAATGCTATTTTAAGCACCGTTACCATCAGTTGAAATTCATTTAATGGATCATGCCGGGATAAGCGCTTGTTTTTTTAAAAGCACCTTTATACCAATACTCGCAAGGGCTTTAGAGGGGAGACTCTAATTTTTGATACTCCTTTTGATACTCTTTTATCCCTCAAGATACTTTTCCAACTGTGTGGCTGCATCTCTACTTTGTGATTCAGTGATGTGTGAGTATACAGAAAGAGTAATATTAGGGTTGGCATGACCAACTCTTAATTGAACAGCAGTAACAGGAACGCCTGCAGAAAGCAAAGCTGATATGTGAGAATGTCTGAAACCATGGACTGTGATAGCTGGTTTTAAGTCATTATCACGTATTATTTTTTTTAGCCATTTTGATGGGGTATTCAATGAATGGTACTTATTCTTAGTACTTGAAAAGACTAATTGATGTGTATCGTTGGCATTAAATCCAAGAATCAAAAGTAGTCTCCGCTGTTCAAGCCTCCAACGTTTTAACCAAAACACTGTTTTATCATCTATAGGGATGGTTCTGCGACTGTGAGCCGTTTTGGGAGGCTGAATTATCTGTCTCCCAGTTCTATTTTGAGCAAGAGTTTTGTTGACTCGGACAGTTTTCTTTTTGAAATCAATATCATTCCATTCAAGAGCCAAAACTTCACCACGCCGGCAACCGGTATAGGCAAATACTCTAAATAAAGTGAATATTTCGGATTCTTTTTCAGAATCAATGCAGTTGAAAAACTTATTCAGTTGCTGCCTGCTCCAAAAATTAGGTGATTTATCGCCAATTGTTTCATGTCGTTTCGGCATGATCACATTTTCAGCAACATTACGATCAATATATTCTTGCCTTTTGGCATAGGCAAATATTGCAGCAGTAAAGTTGTACCAGCGTTTATAATTGGTAGTTACTTCTTTGTACCAAGCATTGACGGCCTCTTGAACCTCATGGCCGGAAATAGTTGCAATCCTCTTTTGACTAAAGCGTGGCAGAATGTGATTCTGAAAAATTCCTTCTGTACGTCCACATGTACTTTCGCGCACGGTGTTCTTATATTCCGTGAACCATTCTGCATAGACTTCACCAAAAGTAATTTCTTTAGGTTTTGTAAATCCTTGGCTAAGTTGTACTTCGAATTTAGCACAAGCTAAAGAAGCACTTTTTTTGCTTTCAAACCCTCTTTTAAAAATATATTTCTTTTTGCCTGTTTGTGGGTTAATTCCTGCATAAATTTTAAAAAACCATTTAATACCTTTTTTTGTGGAATATTTCTGAATTGTAGCCATTGTAATTCCTCCATAACGCACAGCTGGCGGTGGTGTGTTATGTATTAGAAAATTAATAGTTTGTATCTTTTTTAATGGAGACTATTTTTTGATTTATTGGTATGCTCTGATATATGCCAAGTTATTCCTAACGTAAAAAATCAAGTTTTAAACTGCAAAAATAATTTTTATAAATACCAACGTTTGATTTTGTCTTTTCCTAGTTCCACAACAATTTGAAAATTTACACAAGTTATTTTTCTATAATTATTAGTCAAAATAATCTGACAAGGGATATTGGAAAAATGAATAGAGCCAAATTTATATTGACATTTTTTTATAATTTCAATAGCAGTATTAATTATTTTTTCATCTGTATTATTTTTGAAAAAGCCATTAATTAATGGATCTTCATTTTTATTGTCTATTAAAACAATTACATTGGAAATTGTTTGAGTATTAAAAAAATCTTTTTCAGGTTTTACTCTATGACCTAAAATATAATTTTTTTTGAAACAAACTTTTAAGGAAACTGTCGAACAATTATTTTCAAGTTCAAGCGATATTTTTCCACTAAAATTATCATCGTTTTTAACTTTTTCGGTTCTAGAATCGATAATTATTGATTTTATTAAAGGAGCAGGCTGAAAAAAATCAATAATTGAACAGTTTAAAGTGTTCGCAATTTTTTCAAGAGTATCAATTCTAGTCGAAGCGGGGACTTTATCACCTTTAATAACTCTATAAATTGTGCTACTAGAGAGTCCTGTTTCTTCACAAAGATATTTTAAAGAAATATCAACTTCTTTTATTTTTTCAGCAACTAGATTCATAGAACCACCTTCTTTATATATCGAATATATAAATAATAATATCACTCTTTACAAAAAATGTAGAAGTGATATTATTATTTTTGTAAACAGATATAAACGAAAAATAATATCTATTTATAAAAAAGATAAGGGGGTGATGATGATAGAAATGAATGTTGAACTTCCAAAAAGATTTGAACAGCAATTACAACAATCAGTAATTAAGGTGGTCTCTGATACTGTAGAGACACTCAGCAGCAATTCAAAGTATGGTGAGTACATGGATAAAGGGCAAGTATCTGCGTATCTGAACATCAGCAGATCAACTTTTGATAAATGGCTGAGAAATTATGATGTTCCTTACACGTTAATTGGTGGCACATATAGATTTAAACGTTCTGAGATTGATAAATTCATGCTTTCAAAACAAAAATAAAAAAAGCACAGCTGGCGGCAGTGTGGGCAGGAACTTATCTTCAACAGATTTTAAAGGAAGTGGTATTTTATGAAAACAGAGTTTTGGAATGGATATCCTATTAGGTTTTTAGAAATCGATGATGAATGGTATGCAGTTGGAAATGATATTTCATCAGCACTTGGATATGCAAACCCTGCTAAAGCGATTAGAGATCATGTAGAAAAAGAGGACAAAATTATGGGGGTCCAAAACGTTACCCCATCAATTTTAGATGAATTAGGTCGTGAACAGTTTCCAACATTAATTTCTGAGTTTGGCATCTATGATCTGATTTTTAATTCAAAGATGCCGCAGTCCAAAAATTTCAAACGCTGGACTTTTAATGTTATTAAAAATCTGAGAAAGTCTGCTGGTCTTGAGGGTTATGAAGTATTTCGCATGACAGAATCAGAAATTCAAAATAACTTAATGGAATATCTCGGTCAAGCAACGAATGATTTTAGGCCAAGAAATTATATTAAAGCTAATATTATTGCTGACAAAGCTGTGTCAAATCATTTTGGACTTGAGAAGATGATTAAGAAAAGTCAAATGACACCGCAAATGCTTCTATATCGTCGTCAAGTGCTTAAAGATGTAGTTGATCTAATGGTGGTACAAAGCAAATATGGTCTGGATGTTTCCATTAGCAAAACTATTTATAAAAAAGCTGAGAAGAAATTAGTCAAAGAATAGAAAGGAAAACTTAAATGGATTCGGAATTATATACAGAAGTACGCAACTATGTATTAGAGAAAGTAAAAGAAAAAAGCAACCCGAAAACAATTATTGGATTGCTTAGAGAGTTAAGACTGATTAAATCTTAATCATCAAATTCATCATGTGGTTCAAAGTAAAGAGATGCAGTTAAATCTGATTTTATAGTTAATGAATTTTCATTGCCAATAAAAATTACATCAGAAACTATATTATTCAGAGAAAAGTTTTGAAAATCTTTATTTAAGATTTGCTGTCCGTCTCTCACTACGGAATAATACTTTATTTCTTTCAGGCTTTGAATCTCAAAAGGATCTTTTTTACCTTGCTGATAAATTTTTACGTTCATGATCTATTCACCTCACTTTCTAGTGAGAATTATACAACCAAAAATAAATAGGAGGATTAATTTAAATGAAACTAACAATCATTTCAAGAACACCAGAGGAAATATGGACGGATAAAGCCATTAAAATTGCTAAATGTTGGGAAAAAACAGGGAAGTTGAGTACAGATGAAAGGCAAAAATTGTTACTGGCACTTTACAAAAGTTTTGATTTAGAAAGTTATCAGGAAATGTCACTTCGTTGGCGTGAAACTATGATGTTCATGTTTAACGATCTGATTGAAGGATTAACACCTCGCCAATTTTATCAAGCAATTCCTATTAGAAAACAGTTTGATGGAAAAAAATATGAGGTACGTGATTATTTTACTGCGCGTGAATTTATTGAAAAAAAGATCGGTTGGGATAATAAAATACCAAATGGTTTTGAGTTTTTGATGAATTACTGGGATTGGAAGATAAATCTAATTGCTGTATGGTCGATGGACGTTGTAAGCGATAGTCGGCAAAGACAATCAGGTAAGTCAATATTTGAAGAGTTTGCGAGAGAAAATGGGATTCATCTGATTTCCACGAATGATTTAGCAGATTTTGGGGGTGAATAAAATGAAATTGATACACAAATATCATGAGTATTTTGGAAACAATATCTGGTTTGATTTACTGATTCCAGTATTAACCACTTGGATAATAATTTTGGAGGTATGGATATGGAGACAATAAAAAATGAGTCTACTGCAATAGACTCAAACAAGAAAACAAGTAGCTTAAGTATAACACATAGAACTATCGATTTGGAAGAAATGCTTGATTTAATTGATAAGCAAGGTGCTGCAGTTGAAATAGCTTCAGAGATGGTTGAAAAGTTAGCGGCTTCAGTTGATGAATGGCGAAAAGATGGAAGCAATTATGGAGCAGGCAGCTCTGTGTTGGTAGATACAAATTTTTATGTTGATAAGATTTCTTCCTTGCTATTAATTCAGGGCGATTACAGTGGAAAAATTAGAAACGATATGAGCGATTTTATTGACAGCAAGTATAAATCCGGCAAAGGCAGTGAAACAAAAACGGAGGTATAAAAATGAATGAGCAACCTAATTATTATGCGATTATACCAGCAAATGTTAGATACGACAAAGACTTGCCAAGCAAGGCACCACTGCTTTTTGGTGAAATAACAGCTCTTTGTAGCAAAGAAGGATATTGTTGGGCAACAGATGATTATTTTGCAAATCTTTATTCTGTTAGTCATGCTACCATTCAGAATTGGTTAAAGTGTCTTGAAAATAAGGGATATATAAAACGAAAAGTTATTTATAAAGAGGGTACTAAAGAAATTGATAAGAGGTATATCAGAATTTTAGACAACCTTGCCCAGAAAACTGGGGTAGCCTTACCTAAAAAACTGGGAAACCCTACACCAGAAAATAAGGTAGATATTATTACAAAAAGCAATAATACAATTAATAATACAGAAACACATAGTGCAGCGAAAGCTGCACAGTGTGTGAATGGATCAAGTAAAAAAGATTTGCAAAAAGATTTCGAAAAAGTTTGGTCTAAATATCCAAATAAAAAAGGCAAAGGGCAAGCATTCAATCACTACAAAGCTTGGAGAAAAAAATCTAAGTTAAATACCAATGCATATCTTTTGAGTAAATTAAATAATTATCTCAAGTACATTACGATTAATAAATCTTGGTATCATGCTATGAACGGTTCTACGTGGTTTAATGGACGATTTGAGGACGATTTAAAGGTTACGAGTATAAGAGCTCCAGAGACTAAGAAAGATTGGTTTAAGGGCCTAAATGACTAATTTTCTTGAAGAAAGGAGTGCCTTAGATAATGCAAACAACTAAAAAGCTGTTTAGCAAAGAATTTATAACAAGGATTGCAGAAATTCACAAAATTGATTTAACAACATTGCCAACAAAAGAATCAATTGAAAAATCAACCATCGAAAGAGCCAATGAAACTCTTAGGGCTAAGAAGTCCAGGACATATTATAGACTTTCAGTTTGGCCAGGAGAAAGCCCTCTACATTTTGATTTCAGCAAATGGAAGCCAGAGTATCAGGCGAATATTCAAACGGCTAAAAGTGTAGGCAATCAAGCCTTTAAATTAGCCAAAGGAATGCTTAGTGAGCCGTTGAATGTTTTACTTGCTGGTGATCGTGGAACGGGAAAAACTTCTCTAGCTTTAGCGATGCTGGATCAACTTGAAAAACAGAAAAAAAGCATTATGTTTGTATCTACCGCCGAATTAGCAAGAGTGATAAGCCAGCAATATGAGCTAAGTGACATCAAGAGAAAACTTATCAACGTTGAACGTGCGATGAAAGAAGTTGATGTCTTGCTGCTGGATGATTTTGGCACAGAAGGTGGAATGAAGAGCGCTATTAAACCAGTCAGAAGCGATATGCAAGAGCTATTATATCGTGTTTCAAATTCAAGGATTGACTTTGACAGCAATAAAATTAAAAAAACAACAATCATGACAACTAATAACACAGTTGGTGAACTACGAGAAATGTATAATGACAAGTTAATTAGCCGATTGTTACCCAAAAGTAATGAATGCCAAATTGCATTTGAGGGTTTTAAAGATGTTAGGGGGGCTTTGAAATGAATGAGGAAAATCGACCAATTAGCATTAGTTTTATTTTGAAAGATTTTGATGCTAGGCCTAATAAGCTTGATAAATTAATTAGAGAATTAAACGCTGATTATGCTAGTGGCAAATTACTAATTTCAGATGAACAATGGTATCACACTATAGTTTTGGTGGGAGCTGTTACAAAACATAATCCAGAGCTGATAGACCAACAAATTGCAGAGCTTGAAAGTAAGGAAACTATAACTGGAAAGTTAAGAGAGTTAATTAATTTGGCTATCAAGTTTAAGAATTTGATTTTGAATAAAAAGCAGAATTAAGACATTCATTTTTTCAAGTTTCACAAAAAATTGAAAGTGAGGAATTACTATGAAAAACGAAAAGCAAATCGATCTTGAAGGCGGAATTTTATCAAAAATTGAAAGTCTGAACCAGACAATTAGATTGGCTAACGAAATGTACGAAGATTTAGAGTTGCAGCACCAATTGAAGCCTAATTTAAGCCCATATGTTTATATTAATATGCAAGAGTTAGAGGGATTGTTGGACTGTTTGCAGGCAGCTGGCGAAAAAGTGCAATCAAACCTGGATGAGTTTATTGATCAGAAATACCACCAGCAAAAAGATGCAGAATTGAAGGTGACTATCAATGAGTGATTTTGATAAAGAGTTATCCGAAACTGTTCACGTCAGCTACTTGTTGGGAAACTATCCAAATAACTTTACCGGAACAGCCGAAACATATATGAGCAAAGAGGACTATATAGTTTTACAGCATTACTTGAAGAAAGGTTTCAAAGTTAGATATGGCGATGATCAAGTTGCTGATGTATGTGCTAAGGAGGCAGATATATGAAAATCTTTCAAATCGATTTTGTCTTCTCCAGTGGGAGAGAACTATATTTAAATTTCACTGCTGACAATATTGAAGAAGCTGCTAACAAGGTAAATAACTGTTTAGGAACTACATGGGTTACTAAAAATGATCGAGCTTTTTGCATTCCTGATTTAAAGAAAATTGAATATTTTACAATAAAAGCTATTACCAAAGAAGAAATGGAGTCGAGTGAAAAATGATTGAATCACAAGAACAGTTTTTCCAAGTGCTGGATCAGGCAATACCTTTAAGAAAGAATTTTGATGGATTGCATTGTAGAATCGATGCATTAATTGAAGATAATTTTAGATCTATAGCAAAAGAAAAAGATTTAATTTCAGTGAAGAGTACCAGACATGGTAGAACAGCTAAAGTGGTTTATTTCCCAGGTCAATCTACTTTGAAAAAAATTGAAGAAATAAGTGAGCAGGTTGGGGACAATTACCTCATGGCTGAAAAGCTACTAGATAGAAAGTCAAAAGTAATTGACCAGCTTAATCCATTAATTGATGAAATCAATGAATACACGCAGAACAATATCCATGTTTTAGATGGACTAGAGACAAAAGACCAGCTGGAATTCTTTGGAACTTATGTTTGAATTTCGCTATCCTAAATTGTTATTTTTGGATTTATCGGGTTTTGAAACCGGAGTTAAAATACCATTGATTTTTTTAACAGAAAAGTTTTGGTAATTTCCTTGATTTATTTTTTTAATAAATTGTTCTCTGTTGAGATTCTTATTTGTTAAATTATTATGGAATTGTTCATTTCTCCCGGTACGACTTTTCTTGGTAACAGTAATGCGTTTAACCATATTGGTCACCTCTTTTGAGATGATTATATCAGGATTTTAAGCGAGGTGATTGAAAAGTGCATTCAATGCACGTAAAGGATCCAGCGTATGCCAAAGTAATTGATTTTTTCGATAGCACATATCCAAGTCTTAAGTTAAAAGCTTTGACAACTGGCTCAGTTGAACAAAAGAAAGCATTACAAAAATTGAAAATTATTGATATTTTTGCGAATACATTCAAGCCTAAATTTGCTGGTGAAATTTTTAGATTGTCGTTCATAGATAGAAAAACAGTTTTAGAAATTAAAATAGAACTAAATTGTGGTATGACAACAATTTGGAAGTACAGAAAACTAGTAAGTCAAAAGCTTGTCGAGATATGGCCATATGACGATTTTAAGGACTGATTTAATTGGTATTCCAGATCTTAAATCTGAAAAGCTTGCGGTCGTTTTGAGCGACCTTGGATTTGGTAAAAGCAAAAAATCAATGTTGGTTAAGGACATTGCAAAAATTCACGAGCAAACCACTTGGCGAAATTAACCGCCGTATAAATGACAACCGCAAGCAGTTCAAAGATGGAATAGACATTATAGACCTTAAATCCGTTATGGGTCTTAGCCATAAGGAATTTGGATATACACAAAATGCATGGAATAGAAGCTTGAATGCTTATCTTTTATCCGAGCGTGGATATGCAAAGGCTCTTAAAATTATTGAAGATGACAAGGCTTGGAAAATCTATGATCAACTAGTTGATAACTATTTTAAGGGCTGATTTGATTGGATAATACAGATTTGTTGGTGATATATGGTTACTGCCATATACCTGATAAGATTAAAAAACTACGCAAGCGTAAGAAATTGCTGATTCACTGGTTCAACACTTCTTCATTTATAGTTTCGAATATGGGCTTTAGAGATGATGGTTCACATATTTCACAACCTAGGATTGAAAAAACAGTAGTAGATTATCTTGATACGATAAGTGCAATCGAAAAAGCAATCGAGATATTGACATTCAAGTTCAAGCAATTTAAGAAATTCTTTAGCTCAATGGGGTATGAGCGTATTCGAATTAATTTAAATCCTGAAACTAGGATTAATAGTAAATTAAAGCTTATTATCAATGAAATAATGGAAATTGAAGAGGCAGCAAGTTGGAGGTTTGGGCTTGAACCGGATCCAGCAGTTCATATGACTGATGATCCAACTGAAAATATGAAGAGTGCACTTGAATATCTTTTATGACCAAAGAAAGGAATTTTTAATGAAATTTGAAGAAAGAGATTGGGATATATATCGAGCAAAATATGTTTTAAGGCATTGGGACTTTTATGAAAATCATATAACAGAGCTAACAGAGCCTCAAAAAATAAGAGCTAGAGCTTTTTTTATCAGGCTAAGCTATTTAACAAATGAACAAAGAAAATGGTTGAGGAAAAAGTTCTATGGCTGTGGTAAAAAGGATTCGAATATCAAAGGAGAATTATCCGAGCAAGAAAAAATTTTAATTCTTAAATTTGGTGAATATCATGGAGAGCCGATGGAAGAAAAGAAAAATCAAGATTTAATTGAATTAATTAAAAAATTAAAAGAATCAATAGAAGCTTAGTTTAGGAGTGATTCTTTGCCAGAAATTGACAAACAAGCAACAAAGAAATTAATTAAAACCATATTGAAGCAATATCGCAGAGCTGTTAGATTATCTGGAACTTATTTTCAAGTAAAAACTACAGATGATTATATGCTGTCACCAGTAAAACAGCTTGAACCAAACGAATATGATACTGAGTATAGTCTTCAATCACAGAAGTTTGTTCTGGAAGTCAATCGATCAATAAATAAGCTTAATTACAAAACTAAACTTGGCATTTCAGACAGAAGACGTCTTTATGAAGCTTACCTCATGAAACAAGAAATTAATAAAAACATGTTGATTAGAAACTACGGAGAGAGCGAATCGGCCTACTATGAACATTTATCAGCTTCTATGATCCGTTTTGCTAAAGTTTTTAGCGATGGTGAATTAATCGTTTCTAAGGTCACAGATCAGAAAGAGGAATAATATGTTTTTTATTAAATCAGGAGCGAAGAATTTTACAACTAGCAGTGACGTAAAAGCGTTTGTATTTCATTTGAGTTTTTGGCAGCCGGCCAATTTGTTGATGTCAGCGTACTATTTTGATAACCCATGAAGAAGAAAAGATAGAATTCGTTTTGAAAAAAATTATTAATTTCGGTGTTACTAATAAATAATTTTATGGTCTATTTGAAGGGGCGTTGCTAATGAAAGTGAAATCAAAGTTGTCAAAAGCAGATTCAATGGCAATGGAAGCTGATTATGAAAGATATGTCAGAATTAATAGTCTCATTGCTCGAAGAACATTGGAGTTGACTCATCCTTGGAAGCCAAATTCCGGGATTAGATTAGGTAGTAAGAGCAATAAAATTTCTCGTGAACCTGAGGATATAGCAATTAAAAAGGACGCTGACAAAAAATTAAATCGTCTCTACGATTTACAGAGATGGGGAGATGAGGCTTGTTCTGAAATGGATGATACAGAGTTGCGACTATTCAAGCTTAAATTTAAATCTTCACATCATTACAATTGGATTGAGGCAGGAGAGCAACTAGGATTAAGCCAAGCAACTGCTTATCGCAGAAGAACTGCTATATTGGAATTATTAGCAAAAAAGGAAGGTCTGGTTTAATAAGGTAGGTCGAAAATTCCAAAGCGTTTTTTAATCGACTAACTCATTTTTCCTTAGATTAGGCGAGCTTTTCAAGCTAAGAGTGAATTTTTTCATGATCTGAAATAATTGATAAAAAAGAGGACTAGTTTTATCAAGCATTTAAAAATATCATGGTAAAGTAGAAAGTTTTAAAAAAGAAAGATTGTTAGTTTCTGGATTAAAAATCTGACTGAAAAAACAGTTGATTTTTTCTTTTTGAAATAAATAAATTTTTGCTTTTTTACTTTCTAGTTTCTTTAATCTAAGCTATACGGGTTAATTGTGGTAAGTGTATAATGCCATTACTAAAGATACTCCTAGTTGAATCTTGATCAGCAGTTGCGGAAAAAGCTGCTGGTTTTGATTGAGCTAGAAATAGCTTAAGCCAGTGTAGGTGTGCTTGTGTTTTTAGGGTTAATGTTATATACCCGATATGCATATTAAAAAGCGTTGGTGCTGTTTGGCCAATGGCGCCATACATAGTCTGAATTTTAATTTAACATAGTTTATCAAGGGCATTGATCAATTAGATCGTGTCCTTTTTGCTAGAATAACAAAGGCAGGTGCTTCAAATAGAATCAAAATTTATGTTGTGGATAAACAGGGGATAACTAAAGAAATCAATGCACCACAATTTGGACAAGTAACAATCAAGTTTCAAGATGGAGTGCCAGTTTATCAAACAGTAACATTAACTGAAAAGATTAAATAAATACCTGACTAGAAAAACTAGAGGGCATGATCATATATCAAACTGATATGTGGTTGTGTCCTCTTTTTTAGTTCATGAGGAAATGGACGTATGAGAATTGATAAGAACTATGGACTGGTTAGCTGCAATGCTGAAGCAAAGTTGCTGGCCAAGATTGACCATGATATAACCATTGAACGAAAAGAATACATCAAGGAGTTGGTAGACAAAGTGAAAGTACATATCTGTGGAGAACATTTATGCAGGGAAGTAATACCTGTGGATAAAAGATATTGTGCCAAGCATGAAGCACTGCACCAATTCAATAAGCCAGCATATTCAAATAAGTATGAGAAGCACAAAGCTAATGCCAATTACAATGCAAATAAACGTGACCAGGAAGCTAATGCTTTCTATCATTCAAAGCGTTGGCGGCAAGTTCGTAGTTATGTTGTTAGTCGTGATATGTACACAAGTGGAGTTAGCGGACGTGTAATCAATGATCATGAATTAATAGTGGATCATCTGATACCGAGAAGATTGTGTCGGGATCCATTAGCTGTAGATAACTTATGGTGCTTGTCTCGTTCAGAACACAACTGGAAAACAAAGTTGGAGTCAAACATGAAAGACAATCAGTTAAAGCATGTGAGCAAGGCTTGGTGGATTAAAGTGCTAAGAGAAAAGATTAGTAAGCAGTATAGATAAATTGAGAGGTGAGTTTGTTGAGAGTTAAAGAAAGAGAAAAATTATTATTGAATCTTGTCAAACGAGTTGAAAAATTGGAAAAAGGAAATCCAAAAACAGCGGCTAAAACAAAAACGACAGCAAAATAGCCAGAAACACCCCCGCCATAGGCTTTTGAAAAAGAGCGGACTGCACATATTCAGCCGTACACAAAAATTGTAATTTGAAAATGTTTAATTTTGGGGGGTGGACCCAATTTCTTTGAAAGGATGGTGAAAAATATTGGTAAGACAAGTTAAATTGACAACTAACCCTAAAGACCGTAAAGACCAGCGAGAACGAACTGAAAATTTAATCACCCAAACTAAAGACATGTCTAAATTACAAGAATCACCGCCTCGGCATCTAAAAGGAATTGCAAATTATGTTTGGAAACGGATTGTTCCTGAATTGAATCGACAAGGTTGGTTAAAGCAATCTGATAAATTGATTGTTGAACAGCTTTGTTCACAAGTTGCAATTTATCGTGAAGCTTATCAGCACATCTTTGTTGGGCTTCCTAACAAAAAAGGTGACTGTGAACCAGAAGGTATTCAGCAAGCCATTTGGACAGCGGTTCAAAGCAGTTCTGGTGAAATCCTAGAGCATCAATTTCAGGGTTACAAAGTAAATCCTGCGGTTAAAACGATGGATTCAGCAGCTGCCAAAATAAAATCTCTTAGCGAAACTTTGGGAATGACACCATCAAGTCGAGCTCAGCTTTTAGATATTAGCGATGATGGTAAAGGAGCAAGCCTTGACGATTTACAGAAGATGTTTGGGTCATGAAAACCTTTGAAGAAACCAAATATAAGGCTGTTATAAAAAAATATCATGATTCTTCGATGAAGTATTGCTTAGATGTTTTGGAAGACAGATTAGTTGCTGGAAACTTGATTAAGTTAGCGTGCTTAAGGCATTTGAATGATTTGAAAAGAATTGATACGGATCCTAGTTTCAAATATATTTATGATGTTAAAAAAGCAGAGGGCATGATTAATTTTGCCGAAATTATTCCAGATGTCTCGTCAAATAAATGTTTGCCATTAGCTCAGTTTCAAAAGTTTATTTATGCTCAGATACAAGGTTGGATAGATCCTAGCATTAATGGAGCTAGGTTTAAAACGGTTTATCTTTCAATGGCAAGGACTAATGGCAAGACCCAAATAGCTAGTGTTTTGTCACTTAGAGACTTTTTACTAGGCCAGCCTGCTAGTTCACGTCAAGTAGCTGTAGCCAGCAATACCAATGAACAAATTAAGCAATTGTATAACTATATCAGAAAAGCCTGGCGTTCTTTAAAACAGACGGAATGGTTTAAGCCTTTTGCTAATGGCATAGTTGATAACTCACAAGAAATGCGAATTGACAGCAGTAACACGAGGCTAATGCATATGAGCTCTGAGGGCACTACGGGTGATTCAGTTCATGCAACAACAACTATTTTTGATGAATATCACTTGCAGAAAACTACGGACTACATAGATAGCTTTTCCAGTGGCAATGTTCAGAACCCACAAGCCAGAGTGATTATTATTTCTACAGCGGGCACTGATCCACGCGTACCAATGCGGGAAGACTATACAGCTTATTCAGAGGCTTTAGAAAAGAAAAAACTTGATGATACAGTTCTGTTTCTTTGCTGGGAGCAAGACAACGATGATGAGGCGTTTAAACCCAAAACTTGGATTAAGTCTAATCCGTTAATGGAAGTTCCAGTAATGAAAACAAGATTGACTCAGGGATTAATAACAGAGAAAAATAAGCAGTTAGCTTCAGGTAACTTAAGAAAGTTTCTAGTTAAAAATATGAATCGTTGGCAAAATGCTAAAAAGAACGCTTATATTCCGCTAGATTTAATAGAGAAATCAATCATTGATGGCTTTGATTTGCGTAATAGAGAGGTCTATCTTGGCTATGATGCTAGTTTGTCTAATGATGATACTTCACTAGTTGCTTTAATTCCTTACCAGTTAAACGGCAACAATAAGTTTTATGTGTGGGAACATTCTTTTATTCCAACTCGTGTTGCTGGTGGGATTGAGGCTAAGATGAAGCGAGATACACTCAACTACCAACAAGCAGAAAAGGATGGTTATTGTGATATAGCCAAAAACCGCTTTGGCACAGTTGACCAAAATAATGTTTACCAATTCATGTTGGAAACTATTAGTAAGTATAACTGGAGAGTTAAAGCATTTGGTTATGATGCATGGGGAACAGGAGCATTTATTAGAGCATTGAATGAGAAGAACAGCGATTGGTTATTGTTCCCAATCAGGCAAGGCGCTCACTCACTTTCAGAGCCAACTAAGTGGCTACAGGATAGTTTTAATGCAGGAGATATAAAGATACCTAACGATCCGATTTTAAAAGCAGCCTTGAGCAATGCAATTTTAACTAATAAGGATAATCAGTTATTGATTGATAAGAATATGAATTCAGCCAAGATTGATACTGCCGATGCTTTAGTTGATGCTTGCTATCAAGGTATGCTGCATTTTACTGAGTATACTAACGAAGAGGTAAAAGAGGATAAGAAAAATCCTTTTTCAGGCATGTCAAATGAAGATATAAATGAATATTTTAAAAATGATTTCAGCTTTTAGGAAGGAGGGCGAGTAAGCTGGTTAAACTTAATAAATTAATTATGATTTTTTTGATGAATCTACCATTTGTTTTGGTAATTCTAGGGCTTGCAAGCGTTGTGTTTGCGGGCTTTTTATATGGTCAAATTCTGGGTTATGCAGTTTTAGGGGCTGCGCTGATATTAACTGCATATGTTATCAGCCCAAATATTGACAGGAAAGGAGTTAACAAGCAGTGATTAACCCTTTTAGCAAATTTCGAGTACGTTCTAAGGCACTTCCTACCAGTTCTTATAGTCCCTTTTTTTTAATGAGTGATGGGAAAACTTTAGCTAATAATACAATTGATGCTGATTTTGCTCTGAGAAATAGTGATATTTTTTCAATAATTATGCGATTAAGTTCAGACATTGCACGAGTTCATTTTCAAGCAGATAACCAATTGTATCAACCAGTATTAGACACCCCAGCCAATTTAATCAATCGTTATGGCTTTTGGCAAGAGATTTTAGCTAGTTTAATGCTGACAGGCAACGCGTATGTGAGCATTCATAGAAACGGTAATCAGATACCCGATAAGCTGGAGTTCTTACCACTTAGTTGGGTTCAAGTGACTTTAGCAGATAATGCAGAGGACATTATTTATACAGTTAATTATGATGATGGCAGGCAACAAGCAACCTTTAAGAGCGCTGACATGCTCCACTTTAAGTTGTTTATGTCTGGGCGATTAATTGACCAGTATACAGGTATTAGCCCGCTTATTAGTTTAGCCAAGGAATTAAACATTCAAGACTATTCAAACAACTTAAGCTTGTCTAGTTTAAAAAATGCCATTGCTCCTAGTTATACTTTGACTATTCCAGAAGGCACGCTTGACGCAAAAGCTAAAGAGAATATCAGACAACAATTTGAAAGCCAAAACTCAGGAAGTAATGCAGGTCGAGCAATTGTTTTAGACCAGGGTTTACAATTATCTGCTTTACAGATTAATCCAGATATAGCTAAGCTATTGAGTAATACAACTTTTAGTCAGACACAGATAGCTAAAGCATTTTGTGTTCCAGATTCATACTTGAATGGTCAAGGAGACCAGCAAAGCTCTAGTGATATGTTAAGAACTCTCTATGAAAACACTTTGCCAATTTATTCTCAACCTATTTTAAGCGAACTTAATTTTAAGTTTAATTGCAATATTACTGCCAATGTAGCGGATTTAATTGATGTTGACCATCAGCAGCTGATTAGTAACTTAGTAAGTCTAACGAATAGTTCTAATCCTGTTTTAGATGCAACTCAAGCTCAGGCTATTTTAAAATCCAAGGGCGTATTTGACATAGATATTCAACAGCCAACGGTGCCAACTATTAACAAAGGAGTTGATACAAACGGACAATAAAAAAGTAAATATTAGGACAATTCCACTAGAACTAAAAACAAGAGATATTGAAAGTGGTGGAACCGAGATTAGCGGCTATGCTTTGAAGTTTGGGGTTCCTAGTCAAGATATGGGATTTATTGAGTTTATTAGTCAAGGAGCTTTAGACGGTGTTGATCTATCAGAAACAATGCTTTTATATAATCACGATTTTGGAAATATTTTAGCAAGAGCAGATGCGGGAAATCTTACTTTAAAAGTAGATCAAACGGGTCTGCTTTTTGATGCTCAACTGCCAAATACAACGTTAGCTAATGATGTTGTTGCTGATATTCAAGCTGGCAATTTAAAAGGGTGTTCATTCGGATTTACTTTACCTGATGATTGCTCTGGTGATGACTGGACGGAAGATGAACAAGGAAACCTAATTCACACGATTAACCAACTAGCTACTGTTGCAGAAGTGAGCATTACAGCTATTCCAGCTTACACGCAAACAAGTGTGGCAGTTCAGCGCAGCCTAGAAAATTACAAGAAAGGAATTGTAGAAAGACGTATGACTGAAAAAGAAAATAGCAAAACTATCTTAGATGCCGTTAAAGGGCTTCAAGAACAAGTACGAGCATTAAGGCGGGACGATACAGACACAGATCCTGATGATGATCAAAATAGTATTGATAGTAGTACTGATGACGGTGCTGCTTTTAAAGTGGGGGACGTTGTAACCGTTGAAGCTAATCATATGCCAGGAATGCAAGGTTCAATAGGAAAGATTGTTGGTGTTGCTCCAGATGATACCAATACATTTGAAATTGACTACTGGCCAACTGATGGTGGCGACGAAGTTCAGAATCATAAATGGGTTATTGGAGCGGAGTTAAAGCCTTATTCAGGAGTATTTCCAACAACAAATCCTAGTGCTGATAGTTCCGACGATGATGATTCGGATGAAACAAATAGCCGGAGCCAAACAGAGAAAAATACTATTCCAGAGAATAATAAAAAAGGAGACAAAAGAAATATGCCAAAAGACATTACACCAAAAAATCCAGAACAAAATAAGAAAGATGAAGCATTCCGTAATCTAGAAAAGTATTTGCGTACTGGCAAACGTGATGCTGACACAACTGGCGGATTTTCAGAAGGAACAGACGGAGGGGCAGTTATCCCAGTTGATGTTCTCAATGTATTAGCTCAGCCAAACGATCCATCATTACTTTCCGGATATGTAAATAAAGTTCAAGTTGCAAGTCCAACTGGAAAGTTACCTGTCTTAGCTCGTGCAACTGCGGTTATGGCTTCAGCAGCTGAATTAGCAGATAATCCAGCAATTGCTAATGCAACAATTACACCAGTTACTTACGATGTGACTACTTTACGTGGTGCATTGCCAATTTCTATGGAAATGGTTCAAGACTATCCCAATATTACTTCATTACTGCAAGACTATGTGGGAACAATTAAAGATCGTACTGAACAGCGGAAAATTGGGGCGGTTTTACAGCAAGCTACAGCGGCAGCGGCTAAATCTATTGATGATATTAAGGGCATCTATAATGGTAATGACTTAGTGTGGTACACCAATAAAGTTATTGTTGTTACTGCTTCGGGATATGATTGGTTGGATACTCAAAAAGATGATAACGGACGTTACTTATTACAAGATTCAATTGCTGCAGCTACGGGTAAAACGTTATTTGGCGCACCAGTAATTGAAGTTGCTGATGATGTTTTAGGTGCTGTCGGTGATAAAAAGATGTTTATTGGTGACCTCAAGAGCTTTGTCTTGGAAGCTGTCAAATCAAACTTGTCAGTTGCATGGACCCGAAATGAGCAGTTTGAACAAATCTTAGGCATTATCCTGCGTGCTGATTTCAAAGTTGCTGACTCAGCTGCTGGTAAATTTATTACTGTTAGTTCAACTTCAACAGCTTCTCAGGGCTAAACAATAGAAGTTAATCGCTTAAGAAATTCACAATAGGCATTTGCTGGCGGTTAAATAGGAGGCGATTGATATTGGATGTATTGGATGTTGAAACAATTATGGCTGAGCTTAATTTAGATGATAGTGATAAAAATCTGATTACTAATCTGTTGAGCCAAGCACAAGATATTATTATTCATTCAGTAGATTCAACTAAGCAGATAACTGATTTTGAAGGAAATTTAATTTTTCAGCGAGCAGTAATTACTTTAGTAACTCAGCTTTACTATGATCGTTCTTTATCTGCTGGAATGAGTATTGGCTTGCAGATGATGATTAATCAGTTAAAAGGGCAGGTGAAAGTTAATGGCTCAACAACTGCTTAAAACTAATTATCAGCCGTATCAATTCAAAAAGAAAGCAACTTTTGGAACAACTAGTTCGGTTGAAAATTCTGCGGGAGTTAATGTTCCAACCTTTGTTGGTCAATTTACTTTGCACTATGCAACTATTAAAAATACTATTGATCAAAAATATCAGGCATTAGGTACTAAATATGAAAACACCTTGATTATTGCAGTAAAACATGACAGTCGAGTGAATGATAGCTTGGAATGTCAACTTGATGGCATTACACATGAAATTGTAGATGTTTCAAGTGATGATTCGATGTATCTCAGCTATGACTTGATAACGATTAAGAAAACTAAGAAAGTTGGTGCTTCTTAATGTATGGGGTTGATTTTACAGATGCTTTAAATGAATGGTTAGAACAAGTTTCTAAATTAGCTAATCTGACTCCTGATCAACAAACTAACATCACCAAAGCTGGTGCAGAGATTTATAAAGAAAAATTGGAGCAAGCAACTAAATCTAAGCACTATTCAAGTCATGATGATAAAACTTATGGTCATATGGCCGATAATATTACGTTTCAAGGCGCTGATATTGATGGCAAGAAAACCGGAATCAGTTCTGTTGGTTGGAACAATCATTATCATGCAATGAATGCTATGCGATTAAATGACGGAACGAAGTCAATTAGAGCAGATCATTTTGTCACAGAGCTACAGGATTCAGAGAAAGTTAAGAACGAAGTGCTGATGGCTGAAAAAAATGAATACGAGAAATTAGTAAAAAAGGTTGGTGGTGATTAATGCTAGCGGTTAAATCAGCCAAGCAGCTAATAATTTCAGCTAATCTTGAACAAATTGATAAAGTTTACACTAGTAATTTGCCAAAAGAAGAAGTATCAAATACAAATGAAACGATTTTATTGATAACTGATGTTGATACTGAGCCTGATTTAATGGGAAACAATACATTTTATGCTCTTAACAAGCAAGTAGAAGTTCAAATATTCTACAAATTGTCAATGGATTATGATCCAGAAGAGCTTGAAACACCATTAATGAAGCTGTTCACTTCAAATCACTGGCAAATTTCAGATATTAAGCAACACACAATAGACCCTGGCACAAGCCAAATGTCAGTGGCCTTTTATTTTACAAAAACCGATTTAACGGAAGGGGATTAATAATTATGGCTGTTGTAGGTTTAAAAATGATAACACTAGGACTTGTTGATGAGAATCAAAACATTATTGCAGATGCAACAAAGGGGCTTTCAGCAAGCGGAATTTTACAAATTGATGATAAATACTTGGGTTCAAAGACAGCAGATATTTCTAATTTATCTGGATCAACAGACAAAGTTTACGGAAACAATAAAATGCAGGACTTAACTGCAGCTAAGGCTGAACCAACAGTTGCACTTGAAATTAATAATTTAGATTTTGATATTGTTCAAAAATTGCTTGGTCGCATTTCGGATAGTAAAGGCGGATATACACCGGCTCTCACTAACGCACACGTTGCTTTGTTGGTTGAATCTCAAACAATTGACCGCAAGAATTCAGTTTATTTTGGGTTTGGCTATGGAACTTTGACGCAATCAACCTTAAAAGCCGATACAGATACTAACAAGGAAAGCCGTGCGGATGATCAGTTTACGTACACAGCGTTAGATACAAATGCTTTTGATTCAATGCCTTATAAGACTTATTACACTGGTGATTCAACATTTGATGAAGCTAACATGATGAAAGAAGTCTTTGGTGGATATACAGCAACTACCGGTACAGCAACAAATCAAGGCTAGGGTGATCATTCATGGCAGTGGTTGGTTTAAAGATGGTTACTTTAGCATTAGTTAATTATAATTCCGGAGTTAGAAAAGTTATAACGGGCACTGAAGGGCTTTCTGAGGACGGCATTTTGCAAATTGATGATACCTTTTTAGGATCTAAAACTGCTAATATAACAGGAATCTCTAATAGTTATGAAAAAGAGCATGGGTATGATGGCAAATTATTTCTTGGAATGTCTGACGGACCACAACCAGAGGTATCACTTGAAATTAACAATCTTTCCTTTGGAATATTGAATAAGTTAGTCGGAAGATATCCAGATGGTAATGGTGGGTTTGAGCCAGTCTTTGATCCTTTTAAGGTTGCTATGCTGATTGAGTTTCCAACACTCGATCGAAAAAATTCAGTTTATTTTGGTTTTGGTCAAGGGTATTTAACACAGCCATCTCAAAATGGTGGTTCGGACACGGGATCCCCCAATAGAGTTCCCGACAATTTCACTTATATTGCTGAGTCTGTACAGGACTTTAAAGAATTTATGCCATATAAAACCTTTTATTCTGGTGATCCAAATTTTGATGAAGCAAAAATGATGTCTGACGTTTTTCCAACTTAATATGAAAGGAAAATAACAATGAAGATTTTACAAAAAGAGTTCAGTTCCAAATCGTTTGAAGTAAAAGCAAGCAATAAAAATATGAGGAAAGCTTACAAAATGCAATTAGTAATGGCAAAAGCCGGAGATATTGAAGGCAAAGAACCCGTATTGCAGATTCAGCAAGCTCTAGATGTTACTGATCAATTAGTTGATTTTATTTCAAGCATTTTAAAGCTTGATGATGATCAACTAGAAAAATTGGATGATTTAGAGTCAGAAAAGACAATCAAGATTGCTAACCATATTATTTTGCGATTAATGGGTTTAACCGATCAACAAATTAAAGAGAGCGAAGAGGAACAGAAAAAAGAGGAAAAAAAGTAAATCCTTCTCAAATAGTTTTTGAGTTGCAAAATAAAATTGAACAATTCGATTATACCGAGAAACAGGCACTTATATTTCTTCATTGGAATTTAGATGATTATGAAGAGGCTGACTATTATCGTTTGAATGAAGTTTTAAGTGCAAAAGAAGAGAAGGATAGACCCATTGATCCGTTATCGTTGCTTAAGTGAGGACATTTCCAGTTGGATTTGTCCTCTTTTTTATTAAGAGGGTGAATTATATAAATGGTAAAAAAAGTTGACGCCACAATGAGTACAGAGATTGCATTAAATATGCTACAGGCCTCTAACTCGCTTAAATCAATTACTCAGTTGGTAAATAGTGCTACTAATTCTTGGAAAGCACAAGAAGCTCAATTAAAAAGCACCGGTGATTATTTAGGCGCAGCTAAGGCAAAATATGAGGGCTTATCAGATGCTATTTCTGCTCAGGAATCTAAAGTAGAAGCTTTAAAAAATAAGCAATCTAGTTTAAAAGGTGGAACTGAAGAAACTGCCAGAGCATATGCAAAATATCAGTCTCAGATTGATTCAGCTACTTCCAAGTTATCTTCAATGCAAGCTCAACAAGACAGAGCTAAATCTGCTATGGAACTACAGCAGTCGGGTATTTTGCAGTTAAATAATTCTATTAAAGCTCAAACTAGCTTAATGGAAGCAACTATTCGAAAGCAAGAAGCTTTAGGTGATGCCAGAGCAGCATCTAATACTAAAATAGGAAGTTTAACTTCTATCAATAGTAAATATGAAGATGTCTTAGAAAAAGAAAAAGAGCAACTAGAAAAAGTTAAAGATGCTAGTGGTAATACTAGTGATGCTTACACTAAACAAGCTACTAGAGTAGAAAACTTAAAAGCTAAGATTGCTGAAAATAATAGCGCTATTAATAATGAGAGAGAAAGCTTAGAAAAATCTGCGCCAAGTGGGTTTTTCTCAAGTTTAAAAGAAAAGTTAGTTGGCACTAGTGAAGAAGTAGAGAAACAAGAAGGTTTAATGCACAAAGCAACATCTTATTTTATTGGTGGCGTGTTAGTAAACGGGTTTCAGAATGCTACAAATGCTGTTAAAGGGTTTGCTGAACAAGGCTTTGAGTCTGCTGAAGCCGCTCAAGAGGTAGCTGAAAAGTGGAAAAATATGGGGGCTTCTGAAGCTGATATTACAACTATGGGTAATTCAGTTAAGAGTTTAAAAGAAAACACTAACTTGTCAGGCACAGCAGTAGCCAATTTGACTACTAAATTTTATGACATGACTGGTAGTGCTTCTAAAACTAAGCAGTTAGCACAAGGTGTTGGTAGTTTATCAGATAAGTTAAAACTTACTAATACACAAGCTGACGGTTTTGCTAATGGATTATCCAAAATTGAAGCGAGTGGAACTGTAACAAGCTCAAGCTTAGGTAGAATTGAAAAACAAGCGCCCGGCTTAGGAACGGCTTTACAACAAGCCAGTGGCATGTCTAAGACAGCTTTTGATAGCTTAGTTTCAAGCGGGAAATTGACTAGCACACAATTTAATAATATTTTGCAGAAAGCATCTAAAGACTACAAAAAGAACTCTAGCGAGTTTGACAGTAGCTCACAAGGCGCTTTAAAGCATATTAAACAATCGTGGGCTGACACTAAACAAGCTTTAATGACTCCACTTGTAAACATTACAGCAACAGGTTTAAGCTCTCTGTCTGCAGCTTTAGAAGCTCCTGCTATGCAGAATGCAATTAAACAGTTGGGAACTGGTATAGCCAACTTAGGCACTAAACTAACTGGTGTTATGAAGTATGTAGCAGCACATGAAAGTGATATACAGTCTATTATTTCTAGTGTAGTGCAAATAACAAAGTTACTAGCAATCGGTGCTTGGGACACCTTTAAAGTTGTTATTACAGGTATTTCTAACGCTTTTAATGACATGACGGGTAAAGCAAATAAAACTAAAGATCCTCTTAAATCTGTAGCCAGTTTTCTAAAAGACATATCGAGTCACAAAAAACTTATTGAAGCGATAGGAACAGCATTAGTCACAGCTTTTGCTGCTAAGTCGGTAATAAGTGGGATTCATTCTATTGCAAATGGCGCAAGAGCATTGCACAAAGATTTTAATACACTTAAAAATGGTATATCGATGGCTAGAAATGCTATGGTAGCGATTAAAACTTTTGCAGCGACTAATCCATTCACTTTCTGGATAACAGCAATAGCCCTAGTAGTTGCCGGCTTTGTTGAGTTATATAAGCATTCTGCTAAATTTAGAGCTTTCGTTAATGGGATAGTGAAAGCTTGTCAAGATTTCTACAAAGGCACGGTTAAGTGGTTTAAACAGACATGGTCTAGCTTAACTAAAGGCGCATCTAATGCTTGGAAGAACACTAAAAAGTTTTTCTCGGACGGCTGGAATGGTGCTGTTAAGCTAACCCAAAACGGGTATAAAAATACAACTAAATGGTTCAGCAATACTTGGTCTAGCATGAAAAAAGGTGCTAGTGATGTTTGGTCTAACACTAAAAAAACTTTTAGCAACGGTTGGAATGAAACTAAAAAGCTCACTCAAGCAGGGGCAACTTGGGTAGGTAATAATTGGAATACTCTCAAGAATACAACAATTAAAACAGCCCAAGACTTGTGGAAAAACCAAAAAGGTACTTTTAAAGATGGATACAGCACTTTAAACAGCTACACTCAGACATGGCATGACATTATGACCGGAAAATGGGGAAAAGTTGGCTCAGATATTAAAAACACTACTAATGATTTTATTAAAACCATTAAATCATTCTTTACCGGAATGTACGATTGGCTTAATAAAATAACCGGCGGTCGTTTGGGAGATGTGCTTAATACTTTCAAGTCAATCTTTGGTTCAATTAAAGATGTGATTTCTGGAGCTGTGAAAGGCATTAAGCACGCCTTTGGTGATATTGTTAGAGGAATATTGAGCCCATTTAATGATATGCTGTCTGGTCTGCGTAAAGGAATTAATTGGGTTCTTGACAAAGTTGGAGCTACTCAGATTAAATCAAAATGGCAGATTAATGTTCCTAATTATGCTACAGGTACTCAAGGTGGTGTACTACATGATCAATTAGCTCTTGTCAATGATGCCAAGGGCTCAAATTATCGTGAGATATACCGTGAGCCAAATGGGCAGATCGGTATGTTCCCAGCTCAAAGAAATATGATTGTTCCTCTCAAGGCTGGTACTGAAATTTTAGATGCTGATAATTCAGTTCGTTTAGCAAAGTCGATGGGTCTCAGCAATTATGCCAGTGGAACGATTGGTAGTTTCTTTAGTGGAATTTTCAATAAAGGGAAAGACTTACTAGAAGATACAGACAAAATTATAGCTCATCCAATCGAGTTTTTAGAGTCAGTATTTACAAAGTTCACCTCTAACATTAGTTCTGGCGCTGGCTTAGCTAGTGATATTATTACTAATTTTCCAGCTACAATAGCTAAAAATGCAGTTAGTTGGGTTAAAAAACTTTTTAGTGATAATGTTGAAAACGTCAAAGGAACGGCAACACCTGCGCAAGCTAAAGAGGTTATTGAAAAGGCCATGAGTGTCGCTGGAGTTTCTGGATCAAATTGGCTAAATGGCTTGGAAACAATTGCAAAATATGAGTCTGGTTTTAGAAACGTAACTAACAATTGGGATTCAAATGCTAAAGCTGGGCACCCATCATCTGGCTGGTTTCAGATGATTAAGTCCACTTTTGAAGCTTATGCTAAATCAGGTTATGGTAGCTGGACTAACCCTCTGGATCAGGCAATTTCTGCAATCAGATATATTAAGGCTGAATATGGTGGCATTGGAAATGTTCCTGGCATTAAATCGTTGGCTCGTGGTGGAAAATATGTAGGCTATGCAAATGGTGGCTTTATTTCAAACGAAGGACTATATCATATTGCAGAGAATAACAAGCCCGAGGCAGTAATACCACTTGATGCTATGAAGTCTAGCCGTGCTTGGGAACTGATCGGCAAGACAGCCGCTGTTGTTTCGAGCAATAGTGGATCAGCAAGCAGCGGTTTGTCTAGTTCAAGCTCAAATTTTGAATTAGATAAGCTGATGGATAAGTTTGAAAGTTTGATTTCGGCTGTTGGAAAGATGTCAGAGTCGTTTGCTAAAGATGCTTCGAAGCCGACTGAGTTAAATATTGATAGTCGAATTTTTGCACACACAATAGCTCCGGCAATGGATCAAGAGATGTATTTTAGACAGCAGGCGGCAAACAGGCGCATTGCATATAGACATTAGCTAAAAAAGTATTCTCCTAATTTGGGGAATACTTTTTCATACATAAAAATTGATAGATATTAAGAATATAAATTACAAATATAGGTTCTAAAATTTTAAAGTTTTCAAGGTAATGCTCTGATTCACAACATAATGCGATTTAAGATGTTTCAGTATCTCTGAGTATAATTAGCCATGAAATAAATTAAAGCTTATCAGGAAGCAAACTAGAAGATGATTTTTTCTGAAGATCACTAAAAATTGGCGATCTTTTTAAAGGACCTCGGATTAATTCAACCTAGTTATATTTAAATCTGCTATCGTTATGAACCAGATCGAAATTTTCGACTTGGCTCTTACTTTCGAACTAGGTTAAGTTACAGCCCTAAAACTTTTTACACCTGTATTTAATAAAACTAGGTTGAATTGATACAGGCACTTCGAAATTTTCGAAGTGGCTTTTAAGGCGCACTTTTTGGTACAGAGTGTTAAAAACTTTACGCCCTAACCAATCCTGTTTTTCGAGTTTAGTTAACGAACTTAATTTTGAGTTGAGTGAATAGGCAGGTCGAAATTTTCGACGTCGGAAGTTATTTTTGTGCTAAAATTTAGTTGAGGTGATCATATGAAATTTGGTATGAGAAAGCCAAGCCTAAAGAAGTCACTTAAAGCAAGGACAACGGCTAAATGGAAAAGAGAATTAAAAAGGTCGATTAATCCTTATTACGGTAAAAAGGGTACTGGTTGGATAACTAATCCTAAAAAAGCTTTGTACAATAAGTTTTATCATAAAACTACGTTCAGTTTATTTGGAAATCATAAGCATAGGTAGTAAATCGGGGCTTTTGCCCCATACATAAAAAACTATTTACGTTTTTAAACAAAGAGTGTATAAATGAATACACGACGTGAACCATGATTAAAAGCCCTCAGTGATGCTATTTTTTTAACACAATTTTTATCGTTCGTGGTACAATTAATTTAATTAGAAAGGGGATAGTCAATATGGCACCTTTTAATTTTATAAGAATAAATTTAGTTTTGCCAGTATTGTCTACTTTTAACATTAATAATTATTTTAAAAAAGAAAAGAGACAAGGGAAAGCACCTAGAACCGTAGGAGGTTTTACTGATTCAGATTGGCTTAATATAGGAAACGACATGCGAAAAGGTATATTAATATATGATAAAAAACGAACTGCAATCGGAAGAAGATAGGGAAAAAGAATCAGCTATAAAAGATAAAGAGGTAGTTGATAGAATAAAAAAGCTAGATTTACCAGAGGAAAAAAAGCAACATATCATAGCTACTATTGAAATGCACAGAGGCCCTATACCACCTCCAGAAGTTTTGGAAGCATATAAGAATTTGTATCCTAAAGCAGCCGAAGAAATAATTGAGAATGCATTAGATGAATCCAAACATAGGAGACATCTAGAAAATGCACGGCAAAAAAGAAGAGGCCATCTTGCTTGGGTAGTGCTTATAGGAGTTTATTTCATAATGGCCCTGTTTATATTAGCCTCTTTCTATCTAATTTTAAATAATCACAAAATCATAGGCTCAATATTTGCTGGGCTCGGTTTTCTATCTCTTTTGGGAACTACCTTTGATACAGTAAAAGACCTTTCTGGAAATGAAGAACTTTTATCTGATTCCCAAAGTAAAATAAAGGCTAAGGATAAAAACGAGGCTTAGCAATAATTTGGTTCACTGTTTCAGTGCACAAATTAGATCACATTCAACAAGCCCACCTGATTAATTTCGGGTAGGCTTTTGTTATGTTATAATGGTTTCACTAACAAATTACATCTCAAAGGCCTACTATAAATGCTGTAGGCTTTTTTTAATTATGGTTGTAATTATCTACAAAATAAGCTAAAATATTAGTTGCATATATATTGCATAGACTAAAAAGCCTATCTCTTAATTGAGGTAGGCTTATTTTTTACGCGCATCCTAAGGCCGCTTTCACATTCCAGACGTGTAGGTTATATGCTAGCTTGCAAAATATAACACATAAAAAAGTGTAGGTTAAACTATACTATAAATCAAGGCGGGATGCTAAATCTTCAAGCTTTTTGATTACATCACTATCATTTTGTTTAGTTACGTGTACATAAATATTTAACGTGGTTTTAAAATTGGCATGACCTAGACGTTGTTGAACTTCTTTGACCGTTGCACCGGATTCAAAAAGTAGTGAAGCGTGCGTATGCCTGAATCCGTGAACTGTAATACGTTTGAGATCTGGAAACTTTTTATAAAGATCATAGAGATAGCGATTAAAATGCGCTGGATTAAATGGTTTATTATAAGAATTTGGAATTACAAACTGATTTGAATCCGTGAGAGTTATATGCTTTATGACTAAATCTTTTGTTTGCTCGGCTTTCCATTCTTTTAAAATATTGATGGTTTTAGTATCAATTGAAATAGAGCGAATCGAAGCAGAGGTTTTTGGTGATTCAATAATTATAGAATGGTTTATTGAATCAAAAGAAAGAGTTTTATCGATGTTTATTGACTTTTTTTCGAAATCAATATCAGCCCATGTTAAAGCTAACATTTCAGATTTTCGCATGCCGGTAAAAGCCAACAAGCGAAAGGCTGTATAGCTTTTTAGATTATTCATTTTCTTCAAGCACGAAAAAAAAGATTCCAATTCTTGGGCATTATAGAAATTTGCTTTTTTACTTTCATTTTTTGAGGGAGGTAAAGTAGTTTTTGCCATCGGATTTTTTTTGCAAATCTCCATATTAATGCCAAAAGTAAATATTTGTTTCGTTAATGAGCGAAGACTAGCAAAGCTTTTATTCTGGTTAGCCCATTTATCAACAATTCTTTGACAATAAAGAGAGGGGATTTTATCTAATATCTTGTTTCCAAAATAAGGTTTAATATGATTTTCGTAAGAATTGGTTACGGTAGACTGCGTAGAGGCCCTGAAATGTTGTTTGTTTTCTTCAAACCATAGGTTATATAAGTCGCTAAAATTTCGCGGCTGCTTCTCTGGATAATCACCATTAGCAAACGCAAGTTTCAATTGATTTGCAACTAATTTGGCTTCTTTGGAAGTTTTAAAGCCACGCCTAGTTGTTTGAACGTATCGCCCAGTAGTTGGATCAGTGCCAAGATATACTTTAACTGCGTAGAAATTTTTATTAGTACGCTTATTTTTGTATTTCCACACTTTTGCCATAGGTTTTCACTTCTTTCTGTTTACCTTTGCTAGTAAAGTATGCACATATGTTCGATTTAGCTGGTAAATAAAAACCGTCCGTGTGTAACAAACACAGTTTATAATAAAAACAACAATAATAATTGGAGGTAGCGATATGTTTTCTATAAAACCAAAAGCAGCTGATGCTCAAGCAACAGACAATGACATAAAAAAACTTACAAGCAAATTGAGTTTCTGGCAGTCAGTTCATTTTTTAATGTCCGCGTGGTATGTTGACAATCCAGATGGAACAAAAGAAGAAGCCTATAATTATGGGCTGGACCATTTTGATAATAAAGACGATCTTCGCTTCGCATTAGAAAAAATCATCAACTTTGGATCAACAGCTGAGCATTAAAGCTTCTTGACTTTATCTCCGGGCTTTGATTCTTCTTCTTAATAAAATTAGTTGAATTGAGTTGACTATAAATAATCAAATGCGCTAAAATGTATGTAAGATAACTTGAGAAGGAATAACACTGGGTCCCATAATGGGGTAGATACTCATAGTAGTATTGAGCAGTCCTATGTGCCTGGGGTTATCTTTTTTTATTGACTTTTAAGCTTTCAACAAATTTCGATGGATTTTTTTGAATTTCAGAAACAATGAATTCTATAAATTGCTGAGAATAAGTGTAACTATGTTGTTTGCCAATGATATGTTGGTAGGCATATTTATTATTTTCCTTAATATTATAAAAATCAATGACTAGGTTCAGAACGTACGAATTAAAGCCACTTGAATAATCAAATCTAATATTTTTCTTTGCCAAGCGAGTTTTTACAACAGCTATCACGCTATTAAACGAATATTTATGTGTATCTGATGGATCTTTTAATTCTTTGACTAATGCCACTCGATGATCAGATGCCTTATCCACTTTTACTGTAAAATCAGCATTATTTTTGTCCTTGGTTATATATAGATTCTGTTTTATATTAATTGAAAATTTATCAGAATCAAATTCATGACTGAGAACATCAATTTCATTAGCTTGTGTAATAAATTTTTCAGCAATTTCAGGAGGATATTTTAACCGAATTTGTTCATTAGAAAGAGGCGCGTAGCTGGCTGAAATAGTTAGGAAATTTTGTGGAATATATTTTGTGATATCTACTTTATGAAACCTGCTAATTTCTTTAATAAAATTTAGTACACAAGCTTGAAAAAGTGGTGCGTACTTTGCTTCATAATCTTCTGTAATATAGTGGGTGCTTATATTTCTCAGGTCAATAATTTTTTCAAGATTCAAGCGTATACGTGTATTTTTGTCTGTATATATTTTGCTAATTACACCAGATACACTTAATGTTCGGCTGGGATCGTCTTTGAAATAAATGCTCTCGTTACGGTTAAGCAACTCAGCCTTCAACATTAATTCCCATGCATTGATTACAAAAAAAGAAAATCCTTCAATGCGATAATGAATGGTCGGTTTATTATAAATTTCGATACCCATTATAAACGCTTCAATACTCTTATCAACAAGTCTCTTTGATAAGTCTTCCATAACATAACCCCCCCCTTAAGCTTTCAGCTTTTACCGTCGTCAGTGTTTGGACTCCAGCCCCAGAACGGGGAAGATATTAATTGTAAAAAACTCATTTCTTAAATATTACCATAATTATGTTTAAAAATGTCCATATAAGCATAATTAAAAACAAAAATATTGATTAAATTAAAAATGTAGATACAAAAAAACTGTTACTCAATTTGAGTAACAGCCACCACCGTCAGAAATTTTTTGATACTCCTTTTGATACTCTTTTATTACCAATTCTTAAAAACAATTAGACACGCTCTAAGCTGAAATCACCTCAACAATGCTATTTTAAACATCGTTACCATCAGTTAAAATTCATTTAATGGATCATGCCGGACTTGAACCGGCGACCTCCTACATGCGAAGCAGGCGCTCTCCCAACTGAGCTAATAACCCAAGACACTGTTATTATATCACTGCTAGTCAGGAGTCGCAAAG